CTTGCCGAAGAACAACAGAAGATGATGGAACAAGTTGGTATGGGCTTCAAGGATTATATGGTTGATCCTATGATCGATGTTATTGCCGGTTCAAAGTCTATGAAAGATGCTATGAAAGAAAGTCTTGTAGCTATTCTAAAGATGTTGGCACAGGTGGCAATAATGAGAGCAATCGCCGGTATGGGTGGCGGCGGCGGTGTCTCGATGCCATATATTCCCGCTATGGCAGAAGGTGGTATTCTCAGAGGTGGTATCAAGGCATTCGCCGCCGGTGGCATTGCAAACAAACCTACACTTGGTATGATCGGTGAAGGTGGTCAAAACGAGGCAGTTGTTCCACTACCTAATGGTAGAAGTATTCCTGTTGAGATGCAGGGATCAAGTAACAACAATGGTCCTACTGAAAATACTTTTATTATATCAGCAGTCGATGCCAAGAGTTTTGTAGACTTGGCAAGAAGAAACCCAGAGGCAATCATTAGACCTCTAACTGAACAGATCGAAAGAGGTAATAAAGGTCTTCGCGCAAATCTCAAAAAGGCGGTTAGCTAATGGCAGAATATCCAAGTTATACATCGGTGGGTTACGCAGCGCCGACAGTTATTGAAACAAAATTCAAAACCTTGATATCTAATTTTGATGATCAAGGTAAAGAGAAAAGACGTAGAAAATGGTTATACCCGAAACGTATGGTTTCGTTACAATATGGTAATATTACATCTGATGAAGCCGCTGTGCTATGGCAATTCTTTTTAGACATGTACGGCACATATGGTTCATTCAGTTTCTATAATAAGGATCGAGAAACATATTCTGGTGAGTATGTTGGAACAGGTGATGGTACAACAACTGTGTTTTCACTGCCAAGTAAACAAGCAGCCGATACAACAATTTATGTTGATGGTACGGCATCTGAGGAAGATACAGATTACACATACTATTCATCTGTAACCGTCACTGGTGCTGGTGTTGATGGTTCTGATAGAGTTGTGTTCAATGTAGCACCAACTACTGGCGATAGGATTACATATGACTTCACCGGCATCTTACGAATAACTTGTCGGTTCGTTGAAGACTTTGTAAGTTTCGCATCGTTCCACAAGAGACTGACAACAGCTACAATGCAGTTGCAGGGTTTACTAAATGACGAATAGGGGTAACTAATGAGTAGAGTAATATCTGCCGACATACAGGCACAATTAGAGAGTAATCAATTATTCCCATTCTTTCTATTTGAATATGTTGATAATGATGGGAACTATATGCAGTACACATCCCTCGATGTTTCACAGACCTTCACATACTCTGGTGGTCCTTCTGGAACATATTCCCCACTCGGCTTTGAATTCGAAGAAATCACATACAGTATTGGCAACGTGGTTGATAATGCCAGTGTCCGTATAGATAATTTAGATCAGGTACAAACAGCACTATTCGTTGGTGATGTCCTGCAGGGCAATACTGCCGCATTATATGTCGGTGTGTTGAGTCCTTCAGGCACAGACTTAGGTACTTTGAAGATTTTCGAGGGCGAGTTAGATTCTTGGCAGTTAGATGAAACAGAGTTAGTGATCACGGTAGCATCTTTATTTTCTAAATGGAATGCCCGGTCATCTGAAAAACATTCATCAAGTTGTAGATGGAAAGTGTTCGGTGGTAATGAATGTCAGTATGCCGGCGATCAGACTTGGTGTGATAGAAGTTATACAAGATGTGTGTTCTTGGCAAATACACAACATTTCGGCGGGTTTAGATTCTTACCTGCAATCGAGAATGAAGTAGTATGGTGGGGTCCAACACAGGAACAATATCAAAAGGAAAACAATTAGTGAAGATAAAACCAAAATACAACTGGACATCTGTTTTCAATGCTTTAGAGTGTGCTGAATATAACAAGACAGGTAGGAGAATAGATAGTGGTGTAAATTGTTTCTCAATGATCGTAAACTATCTTGACCTTACAGGGCACGATGTATCATATGAGAATGAACTTATCAACGGTTATACATACGAAAACATAGTCGATAGATGGCAAGAGAACGACCAAGCCGCTGTTGAAATGGCAAGAGAACTGTTGAAGAACTCAGTCATAAAAATAGAGATAGGCGAGATGAAGATCGGTGATATACTTGTTGCTCGAGACAGAACAGGTAAAATGTTTCCCTGTGTCTACACCGGCAATGGTAAAGTATTCACAATGACAGCCAAAGGATCAGGCAGAATAAAATTAGCATTATACGAAATCGTTGAAGTTTATAGAGGTTCGAATTTATGAAGATTTATAATAAGGTTGTTTATAACATAGACACTTGGGAAGTACTGGAAGAAGATTCATATGATTATGATGGACCTGTTGCCCTTTGTGAACCTACAACCATTGCTTGGATTGTCTATATCATCATACAGTTAGTTATCGCTTACTTAGTATACTCATCGATGGACTTGAATCCTGAGGGTCCTGATAACTCAGGTGCAGGCATCAAATCAAACACGAGATCAACCAGAGAACCTTTACGAGTAGTTTATGGTAAACATCTTGTGGGTGGTAACGATGTGTGGATAAACACAAGTGGTTATCACAACAAAAATCTGAAGATGGCTACAACAGTTTCAGAAGGTGAGATTGAAGGCATATCTATAAATGATGCTGGTACGCCAGAAATATACATTGATAACAAACTATACACAGAGTTCGATAATTACGCTAACCTTATTGGCTATACATTATACACTGGTACAACAGATCAAACAGCACACGCAGCGTTCGTTGCTTCAGAAGGTTCAACGTGGAACGATCCGATGGAAAACACTGCATACATTGCCTGGGACTTTATGTTCGATGAGAACCAGTTTAGAAACGTGCCTACGAGACAGGCAGTAATAAAAGGTATAAAGGTTCAAGACATTAGAACCCCTGGCGCAGCCAAGGCTTGGTCAGACAATGGACCGTTATGTCTTTATGATTTTATGACCAACAAACGATATGGTATAGGTCTTGAAACATCACAGGTAGATAGTACCACATTCGGTGCGGCGGCAACATATGTTGAGTCACAGGGCTGGACCTGTAATATGGCAGTTACCAGAGGTGGTCAAGGCGGTTGGAGTATCATAGAAGATATTTTATCAGGCTTCAGAGGTTCGATAACATACTTCAACTCAAAATACTATCTGTACTATGCAGACCTTGATGAAGAAAGTTCAGTAATGACACTGACTGATGAACATATTGCTCAAGATGAATCAGGTAAGGCAATGATATCTGTCAGTCAACCGTCACGGTTCTCATCACCTATTGGTATGAGAGTATCGTTTTTAGATGCAGAGAAGAACTTCTCAGAAGATGAAATTGTTATAGGTGAGGAAGATGGTGTACTTGAAGACTTGAACTTGCCGACAGTTACAGACAGAGAACAGGCATCGGTTCTGGGAACATATGCCCTTGAAAGAGCACAGTTGAACAGAACAATAACAGGAACATTCAGAGACGATGCACTACTTCTCGAACCTCACGACATTGTAACATTCAACAGTGATGCTTTAGGAATATCAGATCAGGTGATGAGGGTTGTAATGACCTCACTGAACACGAACGGTCTTATAAATCTAACACTTCAATACGAGTCAGAGGATTTATACAATGATGTTTATGATACAGACATCACCGGAATATATACAGTTGATCTACCAAACCCAAGTGAAATCTCATATATTGAGAATGTAACTGTTACAGAAGAAATATATTACTACCGACTAAGATCATTTAGTAGATTGAATATACGTTTCACAATACCTGATGATGACCCGTGGTTCAAACACGTTGAGGTATGGACTGCAAATGCTGATGCAGATGCGCCACCGCCATCAGCCGGCGAATTAGATGAAACATCGTTCAAACATCAGTTTGATTCTTCGAGTAACTTCGTGATTGATAATGTTCAAGAAGGTCAGGTATATTACATAAAACTCAGAACTGTCAACATCTGGAACACGAGACAGAGTTTAGAATCAGCAACAACCATATCACATCAAGTTGTTGGTAAGTCTGATGTAGCGCCACCAAGTTTGTCATATCTTCAAGCAATTCCTGGCGATGGAACTTTGTTACTGACATCAGACAAGTTAGACAATCCTGACATTGAATCATACGAGTTTAGACTCGGACCACAATGGTCTGGTGGTATATTCATAAGTGCTAAGAGAAGTCCACAAGAGTTTATAAATAATGTAAAGCCAGGTCAACACGTTTTCACTGCTAACACAAAAGGTTCTAACGGTTTGTATGGTGATAATCCGGTAACTGCAACTGTTACAATACCAGAACCACAGGGCTGGACAGCATACCAAACATTCACAGATGATTATACAGGGGTTCTCGGCACCTTCACGAATACAGAACACGTTTCATATGTTGGTGATGATTATCTAAAATGTTCTCACAGTATATTATTCTCACCGGCAACTTCCGGTACATATGAGACAACAACGTTCGTAACAGCGTTTCCTAATCCACGGTGGTATCATATTCACACTGCTGAAGATGTTATTGTAACTGGTGCCGGAACAACTTGGAACGACCTACTTGATCCCGCAGGTGATAACAGAACTTGGGAACAGGTTGGTATAGAAACAAGAACGTGGCAAGACTGTTTTGAAGTTGCTGCTGCGCCTGTAATGAAGATTAGAATATATTATAAAGAAACATTAGGTAACCCGTGGTTATACGTTGACAGGGCAGAAATTGTTGCCGCTGTTGTATATGCCAGATACTTCAAGATTAGAATAACTATTGAAGACCCTGCGGACAACATAAATGCTTATGTAGGCGCAATAGCATTGAGCACACATTATGAAACATAAAGAGGTAGAATTATGACACAAACTTGGATAACAGATACATATGACGCTAATCATACAGGTGCCACAGATTTACAAAATATAGAAAACAACTTTGCAACTCTAAAGTCGAGTTTCTCAGGAACCGGATCACCAAGCAACCCTGTTGCTGGTATGACTTATTTCAATACATCTAACAATAATCTGAGACTTAGAGATTCAGCTAATGCTGTTTGGTATGGACTTATGGCAGGAACAACATCAACTAAGTTATGGATTTATGCTAATACTGCACAACCTGGCTGGGC